TTCAGCGACACTTTGTTCTGGCTAAGAGATAATGATTTGTGGGAGGATGGGCGTGATGCTATTATCTTTAGCGAGAAGAAAAACATGGATGCCATAAGCCAGTTCCCCAACATAGAGTTTATGGTTGAGGATATGCTACACTATGCAAACGAGATTAGTGGCTGTGGCAAAAAATGTTACCTAATTGATACAGATTATAACCAAGGCGACATGGGCAAGAATGTTCAGAGAATTAAAACTCTGGATGAAATTAAATGACAAAGGAGATCGAGATGAAAAAGTATTTTATAACAGGTGATTCAAATGGGCTTGGTGCTGCCCTTTTTTCTGAGCTAGAAGATCGAGGCAATGAGGTGGATGGGCTTGATATAACTCAGGATGGAATCTACACCCATGACGAAATTGCAGAAGCATACATGGGTGCCGCCAAGAATCTTGGAGATGTAGATGTCATTATCAATAATGCTTCTATGGAACATATTGGGTGGATTGAGGAAACTTCTTTTCAGGATGCCCAGCGAATAGTTTTATCAAATGTCTTAGGATATTTCAATGTTGTACGCTGCGCAATAAAACAGGGCTTCAAAAATGGAGAGATTATCAACATCTGCTCGATTGCTGGAGAGCGACCTATGCGAGCCAGCTGTCTGTATAACTCTACAAAGGCAGCCCAGATCATGATGACAAAACAAATGGCTAGAGAGTTATGGCAACGTCACAGAATTAAAGTTTATGGTTTCAATCTTGGCAAGATCGATGGCACCCCTATGACTAAGCGAATTGATGAAGCTGTTATTAAAACTCGTGGATGGACTAAAGAGGGTGCTGATGATTACCAGTATGCTGCCATCCCAGTTGGGAATGCTATGACTGTAAATGAAGCTGTTAGTTTTATCTTAGGAGTCCATAACAATTCGAGTAGCTACATCACTGGAAGCGTCATCGACTTCGCTGGAGGTTTATAATGATCAATCAATCAATTGCTAATTTCCTTACTGTAACAGGGCAGATGGTAAATGTATTTAAGGAAAAGAATGCCAAATATGGGGACTCCTTTTTGAATAGTAATCTCTCTGCGAGCTACTATGATATCAGGAGGAAGTGGAAGAGAATACAGGGCTTGTTTTCTCATGGCAGAGTTGAAGAGCCAGCAGACTTTAATGACGACATAGAGAATGTAAAACAAAACTTGCTTGACCTTGCCAACTATTGCATTCTCACAGTTCTGAATATTGACCATCGAACTCAGGATGATGATGGCTTTGAAGTTGTCACCCCCAACTCAATTATAAATGATATGATTCATGTTATGAAAACTGATGACATTGATGAGCTCGATGCTGCTATAATATACCACAAAAAGGATGCTGCTGCTCATGCTGATTTAGCTAGTGGCGATGATGCTTTCCAGCTAGTCAGCTGGCTTGAAATGTTAAAATTAATGAAGGATGCTAAAAATGCTAAATAAGAAAACTAAAACTGCTTTCAATTCTCACGAGCATGGGATGAATGCAATCAGCCCTTTGAACCAAGGCAAAACTCACGCTGGCACCGAAGGAATACAGGTCAAGCTTATCGACTATCCTGATGAGACCCGATTCAAAAAAGCTTTATCAAAAATGGTTGGAGCTACTGTGGGTGGAGACATTGATGAAGACATCCCCTCTGACGTTGGGGAGGAGTTATTCAAAGGAGGTTTACAAACTGGGCTAGAGGCTGGGGTGTTTACCTTCGAGATTAGTGGAGTCAGTCGGGCATTTACTCACCAGTTGGTTAGGACTCGCAAAGCAGCATTCCACCAGCAGTCCTCTCGCTATACATTCATGGGGGCGAATTTCAATGTCAGAGAACCTAAAACAATATGGGACAATCGGGATGCTCATCAGGCTTTTAATAACCTTGTGCATGCAGCTCGTCAGGCCTATGCTAGGCTGTGCGAACTGGGCATCCCATACCAAGATGCGCGTTTTGCTGTCCCTGTTGGTATAGAGACGTATATTGTGGCTGAGTATCCAATCAAAGTTTTCTTGGACACCTTCGCTTATCGAGCATGCCCGATGTTCCAGTGGGAGATGGTTGAAGTGATGAGGATGATGAAGGTGCGAGTTTTATCATTATGGCCTTGGATGGAACCTTATATCAAGATCAGTTGCGAGAAGTCTCACAAATGTATGTTCCAAGGATTCGAGGAGACAGAAGCGCAATGTGAGTTTCCTTGGGCTGGTGATCGAGTCTTCAAGAGCGAACACTTCAGCGTTGATAAAAAGGAGGAGTGAAATGAATTTAGCCGAAGGAATTATTGAAGAGCTGAAAAGGAATCGTGAGCTGCTTGCTCAATATAGGATGATCCCAACAGGGGCAATTGGAGCAGCCTTGATTCAACAAAGAATCGACACAGCTGAAAAAGCAATGGGGCAAGGAGATGCGATCCAAATGCTCAAGTCATACGAAGAATTGAAGAGCACAGAATAAATGAAAGGACTAGATTTCATACACCTCCATACCCACACAGGCTATTCGTTTCTGGATGGGTATGGGCTGCCTGCTCAATACCTTGATAGGCTAGAGGAGATTGGTCATAAATCTCTAGCTATAACTGATCATGGTAACATATGGGCTCATGTTCCTTTCTGGAGAGAAGCTAAAAAGCGAAACAATGGCACCAAGATTATCTATGGGTGTGAGTTTTATATAGTTGATGATGCTAAGGATAGACATGACAGGCATCGTTATCATATAACTGTTATTGCTAAGAATGAAGCGGGCCAAGAGAACCTCCACAAACTTATAACCTTCAGCAATTTTGAGGGATTCTATTACAAACCCAGAATTGACTTCAGGGCTTTAACTGCCCACAAGGAAGGTCTAATTGTTTTATCAGGCTGTATGGGGGCTGGAGTTTTAATCAACAACCTTGACAAAGAGATATACAGAGACAATTATATAAAGAGTTTTAAAAAAGCATTCAAAGATGACTTTTATATAGAAGTCAGCCCCATCGAGAAATACGCTGGGGAGGTGACTCAGATGCTTGAGTTGGCAAATCACTATAAGATAAAACCAGTCTCAACTACTGACGCGCATTTCCCCAGCCCTCACGACCATGCTGCTGAGGACTTGATTGTATGTATCGGCACCAAGGCAAATTTCGATGACCCCAACCGATTATCTCTGATGCCTGAACTCTATTTATTCGATGGTGTCGAAGCTGAGAGAAGATCAGGTTTGGTATATCCTGATCACTCTCCTTTTGGGAACACTCTAGAGATTGATGACAAGTGCTCAGATAAGCGAGTTATATCAGGTCAAAAAACTTTCCCTTTGCCTGAGAGTGCTCTGTGGAAAAATAATGAAGAATTCTTTTTGTATCAGATCGAGTCGGGTGTCAAATTTCGAGGGCTTAAAAAACTCAAAGACTGGCCTGTATATGAAAAGCGACTTGAGAAGGAAGTCAGGCTGATCAAAGAGAAAAATTACATTGACTATTTTCTAGTCATCCAAGACCTTTGCATCTGGGCAAAAAAGCAGATGCTGTTGGGCCCAGCTCGTGGCTCTGTAGCTGGCTCAATAGTCGCTTATGTTTTAAGGATAACTGAGGTTGACCCGATACCCCATGGACTTATCTTTGAGAGGTTTATTGATATCACTCGCAATGACCCGCCTGATATTGATCTGGACTTCCCTGATGAAAAGCGTCATCTTGTTATCGAGTATTTGATTGACAAATATGGGGAGGAGTTTACCAGCCAGCTAGGCACCATAGGTTATTTCAAGCCGAAGGTGGCATTATGGGACACACGAAGGGCTTATGACCTCCCATTCAGAGAAGCTCAAGAGCTTGTCAATTTGATTGTCGAGAGAAGTTCAGCTGATGCTCGAAGCTCGTTTTGCTTGACTGATACTTTTGAACAGTTCGAGAGAAGCAAAGCAATTGTAAAACAATACCCATTATTCAAGGAGGCAGCCAAGATCGAAGGGCAGATCAAACAACACGGGATTCATGCCGCTGGGTTAGTCGTATCAGATGAGCCAATCAGCAAGCTAGGTGGGCTTGTTAAGGGCTCAAAAGGTGAGCGCATTATCAGTATGGATAAGAAGGATTCTGAAGCAGTTGGTTTATTGAAAATTGACCTGCTTGGATTAAAGCAATTAACAATCCTTGAAAATATCCTTCTGATGATTGGAAAGGATTATGACTGGCTGTATAATCTCCCTCTTGATGATGAGCCTACATTTGTTACATTTCGATCAAATAAGCTCTGGGGAATTTTCCAGTTTGAAGGGGATGCTGTCAGGATGGTCAACAAGCAAGTCCAGCCCGACTCATTCACCAACATCGCTGAGATAAGCGCATTGGCACGGCCTGGAT